TCTTGCGTGACGACACCGCAAGCAATCGCGCAAATTCTTATTTCTTCCATCGTATGAGAACAAAGCCAAGTGTGGCCGTCTATTGGGCATAAAGCGCCTTGATGTTCCCCGTACCATTCCCAAACCTTCAAGGGTAATCCGCGCTTCACTTGAGCCCCATTTCCCGGCGCAATCCTTCGATTTGTCTTCGTTCAGCGGTTCTCGCTTCGTGGTCTTCCTTGCAAATAGTTTCTAGGCGGGCGGGGTCGACAAGCAGGTGTTCGCGGACGTATTTGACGATTTCGGCCCAATTGATTTCGCCGTCTAAGTGGTCGACTTGAACCGAAAACTCTTTGCCCTTCGCCTTGCTTTGCTTACGCTTGCAAACTTGGCAAGTGTACCCGTCGCGCTTCAACGCGGCCCGGCGCTCGCGCGATCGTAACCACAATTGACGCAGCGCGTTTTGAATCACGCTATGGGTTGTCATTTCGGGCGGGTATTTCGAGCGGCGTTTCATGCGTCAAGATTCAATTGTTTGTCGAGAATATTTTTTACTTGCTTGTCTACTTCGGCTTCGTAATGCTTCGACTCGATAAGCCAATTGTGTTGACGGGTTTGGAAGAATTTCCGTTGTGCTTCCCGCATCAATCGAACCAGATTCGCGAAGGTTTCAAGGTCTGTCATGTTACCCCTTTAATCCCAATACCGGACCGTCAGAAGCGCCAAAACTGCACCGATAATTAACCCAATTAGAAAAGCTTCGCCGCTCATGCTACCCCCTTCCAACCGTCACCTTTTCAGAGTACACCCGGACCCCCGGAATGCGCGCGGTCGACTTCAAACGCTTCACTTCGTTGGCAATGTCTTGAACGCACTTGCAAGACCATTCCCCCTTACTATTCGCTTCCAGCCGATGAAACCGAAGCGGGATAGCGCCGGGGTCGACGATTTCAAAACGCCAATCTTCGCGGAAGGATAACCCTTCGACCTTCGGCACGTCTTTGTAAACGACCGGCGGCGGCTCATTGCTCGGGGTGGAAAGGATGTTGTCGGCGAGGGTCTTATCCCCTAACTGTTCCGCAAGGCTCGCAAGTTCAAGCCGCTCTTGTTCGTCTTTTTCTTTCTTTTCCGTTTCAAGGCGCAATTGCTCTGCTTTGCGGGCTTTCTCTTGGCGGTCGTCGTAATCGGCTAACTGTTTGTCACCCCATTTTTGCGCTTCGTCGATGGGCTTTAGGTCTTCGGCTAATTGAGCCCCGAGGTGTTTGTAATGCTTCCAAGCTTCTTCGATCAGCGGCTTGGAACGCGCTTCGAAGAATTTGCGGGCCTTGCGTAGAAGTTTAACCCCTTCCGCCATTAGCTCATAAGTCTGACTATCGACGACAGCCAAATTTTTAACCACGGCAACAACATCCTTCGCCCCGGCTTCGTCAATCTCGACTTCGGTTGTTTCCATGCTTGTTTCTCCATTTCCAGACGTTGACCATTGAAATAAACGTGTGCCAATCTTCGCGCGTGGTTTCGTAGATTCGAAGATTTGCAAGGCTCCCGTCGGCGCGAAGGTAAAGCGTTCCGTTAAAAATTCCTTCCTTCACGCTCAAGTCGAACGTCCCGGCGTAACCCAAATCCGCGTTGTACCCGCGTTGCTCTTTCGCTTCAATCGTCCACTCCCGGCGGCTCTCCCATTCCAAATAACTCAACACATAAGGCAAGGCCCGCGGGTCGACTTCGGCGAAATCAAGCTTGTCGGGAAGCAACGCGCAGCAAGCGTGAACCGCAGTGCCTACGTCGCGCGCCAATTCGTTCCACGTCGAGAATTCGGAAATCTCTCCCAAATCCCAAAGGATTTGCGTCACGCTCGGAACCCGGCGACCGTCAACGAAGTATGCGTGATTCGATTCGTGGAACGTCGGCACTATCATCGGGTCAAGGTGCTGATAAGCGGCAACCTGTAACCGATGCCAAGGGGCCGGGCTTCCGGTTTTCAAATCGATCAAAATAACCGCACCCATTGACCTTTCTGGTTTCGCACTAACTTTCCCGATTTGATTTTTTCTCTCAAGTGCAAAAGCGCGTGATAGCCTTGATTTTCGCAAATTACTAAATTCGTCGCGTTGTTGTCGCTTCCTGAATTATTGACATGATGAACGACGGCTTTTGGCGGCAAGGCTTTTCCTAGAGCTTTTTCCGCCACTAACCAGTGTTCCAATACGTATTCCTTATTCGCTCGACTGTGACCGCTCGCCTTTACAAGTCTATAACCATCGGGCCGAATTGTTCCTGTTCCGCCTTTCCAATTTGGATTAGCTTCTCTTTCGCGGGGCCGACATTTAATCGAGCAGAATTTGCCCATTCCTTGCTTAATTCTGCTCGGCCAAGTTTTGAATTCTCGCCTGCACGTTTTACAATTTCTTATCATCTTTTCGCTAACGCTTGGCGTCGCGCATTGAACGGTTTCAAAATCGCGACTTGATTTTGTGTTCCCTTCACCCGCTTTAACGCTTCGGTCAACCAATTCGAATCGGCGGCTATTTCTTCGTCAGAAGCGTTTTCAATCCACAATAGGCACTCGGAAATCAAATCTTTTTGTTGCTGTTCCGCGGTTTGCTCTTGGGTTTCGACTTTTTGTTTTTTGGCCTCTTCGTGTTTTGTAGGAGGTTCAGTGCTTGCCTGTAAGGTGCTTGGAGGTTGAGTGCTTCCCTGTAAAGCCCGTGGATCAACGTCGCCAATTGTTTGTTCACTGCGAAGATTCCCCGGCTTATATCCTTCAGTGTCGCCGTCAACTTTTCGCTTGTCATTTTTCTTTTCTCCTATCGCCGTCGGCATCTTGACCGGCGGGGTCACGTCGCGGGGCTCCGCGGGCAAGTCTTCGATTTCTTCCTTGATTGCAACCCCCTTGAGCACGTCGGGAAACATATCGCGGAGAGCCCAAGACCGCGCGCGCATCTGCAACATGCGTTGCGGGAATGCTTTGTAAGTCGGGTTTCGGGCAGTGAGCCCGGCGCCTTCCGCTTCCGCCATTGTGAAAGTTCGAGAAATTGCCTTGAGCCCCTTCCGCTTCACCGTGCACGTCGCGCTTTTATCGTTCGCGGTTTCTTCGAATTCTTCTAGTAAGCCCGATTGCATCACAATTGCCGGTAGCAGGTCGCCGAAGATTGCCGGGCGACCGTTGACGACGTACATATTTTGCAACGCTTGCATCGGCGAAACCCCTAACTCCATACCCAATTGAACCGCAATCAAGACGTTTGCGGGGCTCTTCTGGAATTCCTTCGGTATCAGTGTTGATTCTGCTATCAGGTTCGCGAACCGGAACGCTTCGTCAAACGTCCGCGGTTTGAGCGAGAACACTTCCGGCGGCTCAAGCCCCTTTGCCGCGGCGATCAATTCTTGTTTGGTTTCCTGTTCAACCATTTTTCTCCCCTTCCGTTTCCGTCAACCAGTTTATAAGGCGCATCAAAGTCGGCGCGTCAACCGGCGCGTCGTTCTCGATCTTAAACAGCGTCGAGGGCGCAAGACCGATTGAACCGGCAACGTCTTTGATGCTCAACTCGTTTACAATTCGCCATTTCCGTAAAATCTTTCCGATTCTCATGGCGAACGTATTTATTCGAAGCGAACGCGATTGTCAAGCGTGTTGTTCGTGCCAATGGTTTTGGTAAGCGTGTTCGTTTCGGAAACGACCCCCGCATATTGAACACTCAAACCAAATTGGAATGACTTTCGGCTCTTCAAAGAGGGTGATTGACATAGCACCCGCCCCCCCGCCTGCGGTTTGAACGATTTCGGCTTCAACCCCGCACTTGTAGCAAACCGTCATGTTCAAAACGTCGGATTTGATTCGGTGTGTTAATTGTCTGAATTCGTGGCAATGGTCACAGGCTTTTATCATATTAACCCCCGGTTAAATTGATCGGCATTCGAGCAACGCGGCAACGCAACGGCTCGCGGCTTCCCATAGGTTAAACGCGCTTCGAAGCGTGTTCCCGAGAAGCAACAGCCCGACAATGAGCCCCGCGGCTATTCCGAGAAAAAGAATCACGTCCAACGATGAAGCCCCGGCGTCGCGCGTATAAGAGTTTTTTGTTTCGAGCATGGATTTGATTCTTACTTTCTTAATTCGTCGTTGAAACCACGTTCCGACGGGCCAACGGCCCGCGGTCACGTTTTGCTTTGTCTCGCACTTGCAATCAACGGCCCGTCTTCCGCAGATTGAACAATTCATTTTTTTGCCCCCTTCACTTGTTTTTGTTTTGCCAACACCGAACGCATTTATTCTTAAACCATGTTGTCACTTTGCCGCATCTGAGGCAGTACAGTTTCTTGATTATTCGCATCGGCCCCCCTTTCCGCTTTGATTCGGGTCAAAGCTTGATGAATTCCCTTCAGACTCTTCCGCCCCGTGTACCCGCGGGCTTCCAGCACGGCAAGAGCCCGGCGCGCGCCGAGCCCGACTTTGGCGCATTCGCGCAGGATGATGAGCCCCCGTTGCTCTTCGGGCTCTTCGTCCATTGAAAAGTGTTGTTTGCCTTTTTCGTCGGTGTAGTCGTAAACGTAAACGAAACCAATCGGCGGAATGTTCGTGTAGCGTCGCCCGGTTTTGCGCTTCGTTTCCAATGCTGCGGCGGTCTTCTCGCCGATGATTTCAGCGTAAGCAGCATCAACGCTCGCGCGGATGTTGACAATCATTCGGCCCGTGGCGGTCTTTATATCGACTTTGCCGACCCCGGCGGCTTCGTGGACTTCGACCCCCCGCTTGCGCAAGCTTTTGAAGTAGTCGCCAAGCCCAACGTCGCGCGCTATGCGGTCTTGATGGTAATAGACGACGCAGGAAGCCCCGTGGCGCTTCACGGCTTCGTCTAGGGCATCGAAACGGCTTCGATCTGTACCCGATACCCCGTCATCACTAACAAAGTCGATTAAATCGAAACCTTGACGGTCGCAATATTGCCCGATTGCGTCGCGTTGGGTTTCCAGTGAAACCGTCTTCTCTTCCGATTTCTTGGACCGGCGAACGTAGCCGATGGTAATCATTTTCGACTCCATTTCCGGCAAAGCGCCAAGTGGCCCGCGGCAGCATCGCCTGCGTTATTGTAACCTTTGCAATCTAATTCCAAACCTTGAATTTGTGGCAATCCGCAACCACAGCCCTTCATTTTGCACGGCTCGCCCGCGTAGAAAACCATTGTTTCATACTTGCGGTTACACCCTATGTCTTCACCGGGCCAATTTTCAGAAAGCCACTTCGACTCAGCGACTTCCGAGCCCCCCGAGTGCCGGGGGTGAACGTATTCTCCGACCGTCGAAACCAGATATTTTCCGACTTGCGTCGCAAGATGAAACCGGCACCAACGCCCGCAAATAAAATGCCCGTGATTGCCAAACCATTTCCATTTTCGTGGCTCAATCATTTTTCCCCCTGTTTGAAGATTTCAATCAGCACAACCGCGATCACTAGGAGCAAAATTTCCGTGGTGGTCATTTCGACCCCCGTTTCGTGCTCGCTTCCTTTTCACACGTTGGACAAATCCAAATCGGTCCAGCGGATTCGCGATGCGTAACCGTTGGGTCGGTGATAGTTGTTGCCGCGTTACAATATTCGCAATTGACATATTCAAGCAGCGGCTTTTTAGATGTTTTTACCGTTTTCATTTCGACCCCCGTTTCTTCGTCGTAAGCTTCCACGCGCACCCGGGCGCGCGACACTCGATTTTCCTAGCGTCGCGCGATAATTCAAAAAGCGGAGCCCCGCCTTGCTTGTGCGAAACGTGTTTCGCTTCGTCGACGTGCCGAGCCCATGATTTAATCAGGTCGGCGGGCTCTTGCCAAAATTGTTCCGTGGTCATTGTTGCACCCCCTTATCGCGCGGTCTTCGCGCATTCTTCGTGAATGAGAGATTGCCAATTATCGTGAACGTGATGTCCGTTGATAATAGGCGAAACATCCCAAGCCCTCCCGCTTCGGAAATCTTCAACGCTAGGAGCAACCGCGGGCGCATAGTACAGCGCAAGCTCGGCGATAACGTCGCCGATCAATGCGGGAGAATAGTCGCGTCGCGCGAATATGTACTTTGAATCACCAAACGCAGCGGTAAACGGGTCGCGCGAGTAGTTGTAGCAATCCGTCATCCCGTCGAAGCTTCCGCCGGAATATTTTTGGATGATTTCATCGACTTGCTTGGAAGTCGGTCCGTCGACCCAAGAAACGTCAATCGAATTCCCGCCCGAGTAGCTTTTACCGCGAACCGAAAACTTGACCCCCGGAAACGCGCGTTTAAGTTCGACCCGGATATTCTTTGCGGCTAAAACGTGACCCCTTAGCTCGGAAGAAACCGGGGTCAATTCCGGGTGCGCTGCTATCAGTTTCTTTGTTTCGTTGGCAAACTTCGCCGCGGCAACGTCGCGTGCATTCGCGCGGTCGATCTTCGCTTGCTCGGATTTTCGGAATAGGTCGGCGATTTGCTCGGGCGTATAATCCGGTTCGTTCGTATATTCCCAACCCCCGAGCCCGTCAAGGTGCGCTTTCGAAACCGACGAAACATGAAACGTATCGGTATAGATAACTTTCTGTCCGTAGTTTCCGCCGACGGCTTCCACAACTACGGCTGTTTGCCGCGGATTTGCCCGGTCTTCGTAACTTACGACTTGACCCAAGCGGAGACCCGTCGGTTCAATCGCGCGTTGTTTGCCTCTGTACAAATCACTTAAAAAATAGACTTTACCCGCTTCCATGTTGACCCCCTTTTTGAGCCCGGTTGAGTGCAGTTTCTATGCCGAAAAATTTCCTTTTGTTTTCGCGTCGCGCGTATATCGTTTTGACAGAATTGTCATTGTCACGCTTTGTCAATGCGCAATTTGACATGCAATTCGTTTTCCGGGTAAATGCTCGCGCTTTGGGTCTTGGGAGAATAGCTCGCGAGTGCAAATCCCGTCGCGCGATGATAGAAAATAACCGCGGTAGGATTTGAGTGACACCGCGAATAGACGGCCCCGACCCCGTAGCGTCGCGCTAATTCTTGAACCATTTCTTCATGTCTTCCGTTGAAATTTTCACCGTAAGTGTTCATTGGCTTATGCCGCTTTCTTCGCCAATTGGCGCAATAGTTCGTTTTGTTCTTCCAGTAGCTTCGCTAGTCGTTCCGCAAGCGGGTCGACTACCGGAGCTTGGATGGGCTCTGGTTTCACGTCGACAGTTTCAACGACGACGACGGGGCTCGGGGCTTGCGTCGCGCGTATAAGCTTTTCTTTGCGCTGTTTGTGGAACTCGCGCGATAGTCGTTGGCGTGACTTGGCTTCCGCGCATGAAGCTTCGTATTTCGCTTGGTTCTCCGCAGCGTCTTTACTGGAAGCCCAATAGGACGAAAGCGGGTCGACGCTGCGCGCTGCGGTAGACTTCCGAGCAACAAAGCTAGCTGGCATTTCCGCTCGCTCGCTGCACGTCCCGTCAAGGTGTTTAGATTTCCCCTTTTTCCCAAAGAACGCGGCATTGGAAACCAATTGCCAACAATGCGAGCAATAGGATTTTTCGTTCTCCCAAGATTTCCGGCAGTAGTCGCACTCTGCAATGGCTCCGATTTCCCCGGAAACGTAATCTTTGCAATCTAAGTACAGGTGACGCATGACAACCCCCTACTTACTCAACGTCCAAACCGTTTTTAATCGCTTCCCAGTACGCTTGGGACTTTTTCCCGGCAAACTTCCGCGGCATGAATTCTTTGCCGTCATAGCTCCGCGGGTCATTCACTTTCCCTAGCGCGTAGCGAACAGCACCCATTTTGCGCAAAGCTTTCACGATTGCAGGAAACGCATTCTCGCGGGTACACGCTACCGCGGAAAGCTTCGCTGCAAGCTTTACGCTCTCGGGTCTTTCAACCGGCAAACTTTCAAATCTCAAAGCGTACGCGCGACGCAAGCCCCGATTATGGTCAGTGTCGACGTTAGATTGACCCCGTATATCGAACAAATTGTCACCCATGCGGGTCAACCCACTGGAAGACCCGCGGTAAGGCTTGTAGATTCTCAAATCGTGAATGATGACGTTCGCGACATCATGTTTCGAAGTGAAGTAAGTGTAAATTAGGTTTGGAATTCTCTTTTTCATTTTCGTTTCCTCTTTCATTCGCTAAAGCTTCGTGACTAACTCAGTGTCTTTGCGGTCATACATCGCGCCATCCGACGTGTAAATATTAAACCTATCTCGTCGAATTATTCTGATTTCACTTACTTCGAATGGCCCGTACTTTGGCCAACAAACTCTCACATATTTGCCAGATTCAATCGCCTTATCCGCTTGTTTCGTTGTCATTGTCATTCCCCTTTTCATTCGCTCTCGGAAATCTGATATTGCAACCCGCATACCATCGGAAACAATGCAAAAATCCCAATAAATTCACGGCTCAGGCTCTTCTGCCCGTTGTCAATTCTGTCACAAAGCGGCCGGCGCACCCCTGTTTTCTTAACAATTCCGCGGCTTTGCCACCTGTCAAGTCGAATGTCAATGAGATTTTGGCAATACTTAACTCGCGACCCTGTTAACTTAAGTGACGATATTTCGGCACCTATTGACCCGGGTTGCGATATTTCGCAACTTGACCCGGAGTGTGGGAGATTCGGCGAAGAGTGACCCGCTTTTCAGCGACACCGCGCGCAATGATTTCCGACCCGCCCCGAGCCTGGAAGCCCCCGGGCCCGGCGACGCCCCCGGCATGGAAGCCCCCGGCGATTTTTCGCCCGCTTTGTATCCGAGCGTTCGATCGGAAACGCATATAACCGTAGCAATTACCGCGTGTTACGGGGTCTTGACCCGTGGGGGTTGTCTCGTGTCTATGTCCTACCCCGTACCCCGTACCCCGCGCGCGCGTGCTTGGGTTTCGCGAAAAAATTTAGGTGAGCACCCTTCTCTTTCCACCCCCCAAAAAAAATCCTTGACAACGCTTCACGGATTTATTAAGTGACCGTAACGGGGTAGCTCCCCGGTGTTCACGAAGGGAACCGCGGCGGGGGGGCCGTCACTCTCCCGCCACCCTTCAACTCTGACGGGAGTTTTTTTAAATGCCAAGAATCAAAAGATGGTTTCCAGTGAGTCACGATTTGAACCGTGACCCCGAGGTTTGGGAGATGAGAAAAACGCTTGGGGAGAAGTCGCTTTCGATATGGCTTGAAATTCTCTCAATAGCGGACCGGAATGAGGGGTTAATAATCGGCGAGGAAAAGCACATTGCGGGGGTTTTAGCGGCGGCATGTCAGACCCATTCTGGTTACTCAGTGAAGGTTCTCCGGTGGGTCAGTGAACGGTGGCTGACGGTCCAGCGACCAGTCAGTGACGGGTCAGCGGAGCACGGGCGGACAGTCTACAGAGTATCTAACTATTGGAAATATCACAGAACCGGGGAACAGAATAAGTTCCCTCCTGACCCGACCGAACCAGACCGAACCATAAGAGATTCTTCGTATAAGAATACTCAGAATCCAAAATCGCCTTCGGCGACGGCTTCGCCGGGCTTCAAAAATGAGGAAAAAAAAACACGGGAGGAAAGACTTATGGCGAGCATGAATTTGATACCGGAATTGAAGAAAGAAACCGACCGGCTTTACAATTCGGACCCGGTTAAATTTAAGCGATTGGCGGCATGGGTAGCGCAGGGTCGGAAGCACGGATATTTAGAAACCGACATGGCGGCGGCTCTTCGGGAGTTTTGGGATTACCGGCATATCGACGAGTGGTATCCGTACTTAGACACCGTTCTAGAAAAGGTGGTCAAGGACGTTTCTAGTAAAACAGCAACACAAGCCCATGAGCGGGAGAAAGCGGAGCTTGCGGAATGGGGTCGGAATGCTCGGAATGGGTCCGGGGCGGTTTTGGGTTTGGTCGGGGGGGTAGCGAATGCCAAGAAAGCTTGACGCCAATTCGGATTTGAAACCGGGCAAGGTGTGTCACGGGGGTTTGAGTTTCGGGTGTCGGCATGACGCGCACAACTTGGGGAAGCGGCCCGATATTTTGTGTATGCGCTGCAATGCCCGGATGGGTTGTTCGCTTTGTACGCAAATCCCGCGGGAGTTGATTTGCCTTCGGTGTCACGATTGGGCGGACCTTGCCGGGTTGGAAGCGCACGGGGCGATGGTTGCGGTCGAGAAGCAAAAGACGATTGGGCTTGACAGAGTTTGGCAGATTTAATAAAGCGTGACGCTCGAAAGGGGGAAACATGGCAGATAACAGAACTCTTAACACAGAAACGCGCGAGGAAGTCGAGGACCCGTGGCAACACCGCTCGCAGCAAATGAAATGCCGCTCATGTATCTGGTTCGTTCGCAAGTTGAACGAAGTCCCGCTCGGAAGGTGTCGCCGACACGCGCCGACGTTGGGCGGGTTTCCGGTCGTTTACGAATACGATTGGTGTGGCGATCACAAGGTTGACGGAACAAAACTTTAACAGGGAGTGACGAATGGCACGAACAGGAACTTTACCGGGGGTTGAAGAGGCGACCGACGCGATGTTGACGAAAGCCGCGGAGAAGTACGTCAGCGCGCGCGATGATCGAATGGCGCTTCTGAAAAAAGAAGTCGAGTTGAAGCAAACTCTTATCGGCATGATGAGAGCCCGGAGAATAGAAACTTACCATGACGACGAAGCGAATCTTTCGATTGTTCTTGAAAGCAAAACTTCGCTCAAGGTGAAAATAGGCTCGGACGACGAGGGGGAAGACGAATGAACTACGACCATATTAACAATCGTTTCACCTATCACGCGCCGAAGACCGGGCAACCGGAGCAATACGAACAGATTCGAGAACACGCAAAACGGTATGCGCTTATGCTCAACGCGCTTTGCCCCGAATCACGCGAGAAGTCTTTGGCGATAACGCACTTGGAAGAGGCGGTTTTTTGGGCGAACGCTTCGATTGCGAGGAACGAATGAGCGGGTCACTGACGATCAATCAGGAAAAGGCGCTGCGCAAAATGCGGAGTGAGAAGCCGATTCGCGAACCGGATGTTGCGCTTTACCGGCAAAACGAAGAGTTTCGGAAAAAGCGTATTCACTACGAAAATTTGGTGCGTCACGTTCGCGCATACCGTGAAGCGCAGAAGCCCGGCGGGGTCGGCAATGCGACGCTCCGCGGCGAATTGATAAACAAGATCGACGCGGAATTGAAAGCGATTGGATAAGCCATGAGCGCAAAACATTTAAGACTTAAACCACAACACATTGACGATCATGCGTGGTGGTATGAGGAGGTGAATGGCATTTCGGTTGTCATTGAAGTCGATGCGCCGTGGCCACAAACTGGTCGATCAACGAAAATGGTATTTATCAGTTGGGCTAGATTGCGTAGTGCGCTGACACGGAGGGATAAAAAGCCATGAGCGCACAAGATTGGACCGATGAAAAAGTAGCGGAGTTGTTGCCGTGTAGGACCTGGGGTTGCAATACATTCTATTGCACAGGTACAGAGACAGTTCCTCATCAAAGGTATTGTCCCGCCTTTTATCGTCCCGCCGTCGCCGCCACACTCCGCGCCGAACGGAAGCAGTGGGAGCTGAGAAACGGCCAGCTAATCGCTGATTTAATGGGATGCCGTGACGATGCGCTAGTGCGCGATTTACGCGCTGAGAATGAGCGATTAAAACAGGAGATAGCCGCCGAGCGTGAGCGGTGTGCGGATTTGCGTTGGCGCAATATGAGCGATGAGCAACCGGCTGATGGTCAGCGATGTTTGACCATGATGAAACATGGACTAATTAGCGGTTGTTACTCTACCGCCGACAACAATTTTGGTGGGTATTATTGGCGAGATATGGAGTGGTACGCAACGGCGTGGGTACCAATTGAGGAAGCCGAGCAAATCAGGAAGAGTGAGAGATGAGCGAACAAAAAAAACCTTACACGCTCAACAAACTTGCGGGCGGGTCGGTTGCCATGTCGATTCTCGAATTCTCGCACCTTGCCGGTGAGTTGACGAACTTCGGGGTCGACGTGCTGATTTTGGAACAGACGGAAAATCACGTCACGTTTATTCTCCAAGAAACCAGCGAAACGCACTAATGGCGGATTTTGAAACCCCAACATCGCGGGCTCGGGCGAAGTGGATTCGCAATCTAAAAACGCTTACATGCCCGGATTGCAAAAAGCCGTTCAAGCAAAATGCTATGGCCGAGCGGCGTTGCCCGGAATGCCGAAAAACTTTTGTCGAAAATATTTGGCCCGCCGGAAGTAAGGCGACGTTTGAAGAATTCCGGCGCTTCTGCAAGCAATACAAAATCCCGCGGCAAAGAATTATAAGCAGACACACTTGGCGTGACGCATTTAGAACCGGCTCACGAGTCATGGCTTCGGAAAAACGGGGCGACTTGGCCGAACTCTTGCGCCGGGTGATGGGGAGATTTCGCGCCGGTGTGTACGTTTTTACCGGCAAGCGTATTGCCCGCCCACGGCCCCCGTGGAAACGGCTTTGCCCGGCTGATGCTTTGTATTGTCAAGGCGCGATACTTCCCGGCGATTGCCCGCGGCATTGGCGAGAGTGCGTTTACAGTCAAATAGATTGGGAAAAAATTTATAAACTGCGAGGGGAAAATGAAATTAATTCTGTTCAAGTCGTCGACGGAAACAATTTGCGCGGAAATCAGCGACCGCTTATCGGCGGACCAAGCCCGAGAAGTTGAAAACCCGATGATTCTTATCCCGTTCCAAACCCAACAACCCGCCAAGATTCACGGGCAAGCCCCGCAAACCATCACGGCGTTTCGCCTCTTGCCGCTTCCATGCCCGCGGATTTTCGTTTTTGACGTGGCTTACATTGGTGAGGTTGACAAGCATGACCCCGTTTATGTTACGTTCTACAAAGTCTTGGAAGCCCGGAACAAAGCCAAAGAAGACCCATTGATGATAACCCAATGATTATTCCCGCCCCCCATGAACGCTTGGAATTTTACGTTGACTTGATTAACAAGTGCGAAGCTTCCAAGGGCGACCGGATCACGACAAATCAATCATGGCGGCGCTATTACCTGCAAGGCTCGCTTGCAAATCAAAAGTCGGTGATGCAAAACCGGCTCGCCGATAAGATTCGGCTTCTTTCTTCGTTCCTTTACGCGCAGGAAACCACGAAATTTACAATCAAGTTTGATGCTCACGTTCCAACCGAACAGAAACTTTACGCGGATACTCTTCGTGAAGTCGCACAAGACGATTGGCACAACACCGACACTGACCGGAAATTCGGCGACGCAACAACGTGGTCGACGGTTTACGGGTGTATGCTCAAAAAAGTTTTGTGGACACCGGGCCGCGGCGTCGGAACTTACCCACTCGAACCGCATTGCTTCGGCGTTTACCGCGAAGACATTGACGAGATTGACCATCAGGAAGCTTTGGTGATGACCTATCACATCACCAAACCCGAACTTGCCCGCCAGTTAGCGAACCATCCGAACCGCGATAAGATTTTGCAGCAAGTTTCCGGCGCGAAAAAGGACGACTCCGCAACCGTTCCGTCGACCGTGCAGCGGATTATTATTTCGCAGGTGTCGCCGAACATGGTCGGGTCCGCCAACGTCGACGGTCAAGGGTTGCGCCAAGAATACAACCCGGTCGTCGAGGAAGATTTGATCGAATGCCGCGAACTTTGGGTGTGGGATGATTCACTTAGAAACGGCGAAGGTGATTACCGAATTTTCACTTGCATTTTGCCCGAGGTGACGGTTTACGACCGACCGAATTTTTTCATTCCGCAAGAGCACCCGTTTGTGAAAATTTGCCCGGTCCCGATTTACAATTACTTTTGGGGCTTTTCTATCGTCGGGGCTCTTGTCGGGTTGCAGGATTGGCGCGACAAGCGGCTTTCGCAAATCGACCAAACGCTTGTAAGGCAACTCCGACCGTCGCGCTTCGGCATTGGTGCGGGTCCGCTCACGGGTGAAAAACTCTTGGCGCTCGACTCGCCCGGCGGCTATCATAACTTCTCGCAACCCAACGCCAAAATCGAAACGTATAAGCCCGAATTGCCCGCGGATGCTTGGCAGCTTATCGCCAACATCGACGACCAAATGAATGAAATCATGGGAATCACGAAGGTTCTCTCGGGCCGCGGCGAAGAGGGTGTTCGCTCCGAAGGTCACGCCAACACGCTTGCGCGCATGGCTTCGGCTCCGATTCGAAAACTCGCGCTTTTGATCGAAGACGCAATCGAAGACGAAGCAACGCTAATGCTCAAGCTTCACGCTCGTGAGAGCAAGCAAAAATATTTGGCCGACAAGGAAAAAGACGGTCAGCGAAAAGAGTTTTTGCTTTCGCAGGTGTCGCCCGACTACCGCGTTCGGGTGTCGGCTCACTCGTCGTCACCGATTTTCGCCGAAGAGAACAAGCAAATGGCCGAAGTGTTTTTGAAGGCTGGCATAATCGACAAGCGAACTTTCGTCGAAATGATGGACCCGCCGATGATTGACACGATTCTTGCCCGCTTGCCGAAGCTTGAAGAAGCCCAAGCCGAAGCCGCAAAAATGCAAGCGCAACAGGAACTTTCCAAGACCCAAAAGAACCAAGCCCAAGCCCAAGCCGCGCTCGCCAAAGTACCCGGCGGTTTGTCTTCCATTGCCGGGCGCTAAAGCCCGGTTTCTGTTTTTCTAATTCACAGCACTTGCTATTTTTCTAAAACGGGCGTACATGCCTGTTTAGTGCAGTTATGCCCGAAAAGTGGTCAGCAAAAAAAGGAAAGGTGGTGATTTTATGAATTTTGAACCCATCGCTTATCGCAGGGGGAAACGCGGTCGCCGAAAGGGCCGCCGGTAGGATTCTCTCTTCTCGGATGCGTAGGTTTTGAAGATGCTAAGTAAGAGGCCGCCGGAAACGTCGAAGGTTTTTTACTTAGCGTCTTGAGCCCCTAGCGGAAAAAACTATGCCGATTGAAATTCCGTCCCCGCAGCCGTCACCCGCAGAAAGCCCGGCGACCCCCGCCGGGCCGACCGCGGCCCCCATGTCGAACCCGACCGAACAGGAAGGGTTAAAGGCGCAAGCGAAACAGGGAATTCAATTGGCCGTCAAGCTTCTCGAATCAACTCTTTTGCCGTTTGGCACTCAATCACCCGAAGGTAAGAAAATTCTCTCCGCGATCAATTCGCTGACGAAGATCGGCGGCGAATCAGGCGGACCCGATTTGAATCAGGCCGAAGTGAAAATGTTAGCCGCAAAGGCCGGGCCACAAGATGCCGGGCCGGGCGGACCGATGCCGGGCGGACCCGGCGGACCCGCCGGAATGCCGATGGGCGGACCAATGCCAAGACCAATGTAAGGGGGAAAATTTATGGCTTTTATTAAACCCAGTGTGACGAAAGTTCGTGACTACGCGGCGACTTCTCAGGCGAACGGGATGATTATCAACCCGCCCCGCTTCGAGGAATTCGGCGGCTTGAAGTCGAAAGCGAAGACGGAGAAAAACAAAATGGCCGTCACCGACTACGGAAACGGCAAACACGGACCGTTCACGAAGGGGAATTAGTCATGGCGGGCAAATGGACGCAATTTTCCGAAGACCAAAAAGACGCGCTCTTAGAATCGCTTGAGGGGTTTTACAACGATGCAGAGGTTGGTCCGCAGGTCCAAGAATTGATTGAAAAGAAGTTCGGAGTTACCGACCCCGCACTTGCTCAATCCCGACGGCATCGACAAGAAGTCGAACAACTTCGAGAACAGGTGCAATCGCTCGAATCAAAGCAAATGGAAAAAGAGATTCGGGCTCGCGTCGACTCTGAGAAGAATCAGGCAATGTCGAAACACAAGCTTTCCGAAGACGAAATGAAAGAAGTGTCAAAGCTTATGGTCGAAAACGGCATTGGTTCTTACGACGTTGCGGCGAACTATTACAAAATGTCAAAGCAAGCGGCGAAGCCAACAACCGATTCGATTGTTGAACACTCCGCGATGATGCTTCCCGCCGACGTGGAACTTTTCAAAGACCGTAACGGTTGGGCGCGACGCGAGGCTTACAAGGCAATCAACGAAATTGAGAGAAACAGAGTTTAACTTTAGGAGAAAACCATGCCCGTACTCGGAACCGGAATAATCCCAAGTGGCGCATTAGGCGCAGAGTTGACGGCGTTGACCCGGCGCGCGTTCATTCCGAAGCTTGTCGTTCAGATTTATCAGGCGACCCCGCTTCTCTCCGCGCTCATGGCAAACGCGCAAATGGCGTCCGGCGGCGTCAACGCGGTCACTTGCCCGATTCAGGGGAGTGCATTCGTCACTACTCAGGCCAGCGACTACACCGGCACCTTCAACCAGCCGCAGGTGACAAACGGCGCGACCAATGCCGAATTCAATTTGAAATTGATTGTCACGCCAATTCCCTTCTTGGGAATGGAAGGCGCGGTTCAGATCAATGCCGCCGTCGTTCCGATTGTCGAAGCCCGGATGAACGACGCGGGCAATTCCGCGACCGACTATCTCGCGACCAAGCTTTTCAACAACTCGACCGACGGGCTCGACATTGTTGGACTTCCCGGCGCGGTCGACGATACCGGCACTTACGGCAACGTCGACGGAACCAGTAATTCTTATTGGCGCGCGAAAGTGTACGATGAGAGCCCCGCGGTCGACCCGACCCGCGACCAAATGTTGAAGTACATTGCCGGAACCGCGCTTAATTCCGGCGGCGAAATGCCGAATTTCGGCGTTTTGTCTCTTGGCACTTGGGTTAAGCTTGCACAGGATTTCACGTCGCAAGAGCAATACCGGATCACCCCCGACAGCTCTTTCGATCAATCGCCGAACGGCGCGCGCGCTCTATTCACCGCGCTCATGGTTGCCGGTGTTCCGATTTACGCGGATCCGTATATGACCGACGGCGAAGCGTATTTCCTTAACACGAACTACACTTCTTTTTACATCCATGAAGACGCTGCGTTTGCGTTTACGGGTTTCGAAAGCACGTTGCCGAACTTCCAGATCGGCTACATCGGCGCTCTCTTGACGATTCTCGAATTTGTCGTCACCAAGCGCAAGGCGAACACTCGCGTCACCGGCTTAACTTCGGTCACACTGTAAGGGGTAACAATGGCCGTCAATCCATTAGTCATAAAAGAAGCAGGGCTTCCCGGCGCGGCGGATTCGTACTATTCCGCCGAAACGAGTTTGGTCGCGGGCGCTTCGGCAAAAACGCTTATCCCCGAAATCGGTTGGATTCTTTGGGAAGCGGGCCAAGACGCTGATTTGACCGTTCAACTAAAAATCGCCGCGGTCCCGACCTATGTGACCTTGATTGCATCACAGCAGGGCGGCGCGGTTTGGTCCGACGGAACGAATCTCTTTGTCGGCAATGCCGGAACCCAAGTGACCGCGAAGTATTTTATTCTTCAACACCGACCGTAGGTGAAACGATGCCCGAACAAATAGTCATAAAAGAAGCGGGGCTCCCCGGCGCTCCAAACTCTTACTACTCGGAAGAGAAGACGTTAACCACGCCGGGCGACGATGCAAGCCCCGCGGTCGGCGCTTACACGGTCATTCCTGAAATCGGTTGGATCCTCTTCGAAGATTTAGGCGCGACGCAATCAGTTGTCTTGAAGACTGACGACAGCCCGGAAACTTACGCAACTATCATCAAAGCAGGCTCCCAAGGTTGCGTGTGGTCAGACGGAACTAATATGTTCGTTCTCAATGCCGCGGCGGTCGCGTCGCCCGAGTTGACCGCGAAATATTTCGTCTTAGCCGAAAAGCCGTAAATGAAGTGTTGCTTTCAGAATATCGCACCCGCGTCCGAAGGTTGCTAAACGATGCACAAGGCAACTACTGGACAAACCCCGAACTCGACGCTTACATAAACGAAGCCCGCGAAAAAACCGCAATTGACACGTCCTGCGTTCGCTCTTTCCAATTCGGAAACTTGCTGCAAGGTGTTGAGAAGTATCTTTACCGCGATCTTTTGCCGAACGGCGAGAAGACGATTGATATTCTCGGGATTCAACCGATTTTCGGCAATACCCGCTACTCTCTAAGATTTTACGAGTTTACCTATTTCACGGCGTTCTATCGCCCGTGGACTCAATACCAGCAATTGCCCGTAGCGTTCACGATTTACGGACCGTCAATTGTTTGGGTCGCTCCGACCCCAAACGTGGACTACGCGAACACGGAATTTGACACCGCGATTGTTCCCGACAATCTGATAAACGATAACACCGCGGATTCAATTCCGGCTCCGTACACCGACGCGGTAAAATACTACGCGGCCCGGTTGGCCAAGCTTCGAATGCAGCAATACGAAGAAGCCCTAGCGTTTGACAAGCTCTACACGCAGCGGGTAAACGAACTTAACGCTATGTACCCGCGGCGAATTCACAACGTCTATGAGCAAGATTTTGAATAATGGCACAAGCACCCGAAGGGGGCGGCGGCGCACCCCGACAGAACAAGACGGTCAAAGAATTCAAGGGAATGCAAACGCAGAACCGGCGCAATGCAATCCCCGAAGGTTCTTTTGCGTGGCTTGAAAATATTCAACCGATTGGACCCGGAAACCTTCACTCCATACCCGGCAGGTCAGTTGCCGTCACCCGCATTCCTCCGCCAGCTCCCCCGCCCCCGGCTTGTACTGACGCAACCGAACGCGGGCAACAACTAATCACGATAGAAGACCGCTTCGATCAACAGGATTCGTTTTTGCCCGCGACTAACCTTCGCACGTCTTGGGGGTATATCGACGGCGTAACCGAAGAGGTTTATACGCTGATTGGTGAGGCTACGTGCGGCGGCGGCAACATGCTGTACGATGCAACGTGTTGTCAAATCAATCATTTCACAACCCCGGCGATAGTCGTTCACCCGGCGCTGATTGATCCTAACCCGTCTCTCCCCGCGATCAATTGCCGTTGCGGGGTTTCCGATGTTCCGGTTTACATGACTTACGTTGGCGATTTCCAAACGTGTAACACTTACTACCCGCTCACGTCGACGCACGTCGTTTACGATATAGCGACGACCGGAACCGGCGCACCCCCGAACACCTTCGGCAAAAAAGACAATGATATTTATATCGAATGCAATGAGAACTTGGGCGCGACTTTTATTTCGCACCACAACGCGACGACCGGCGCGGGCATTGACCGTTACACGACACTTTCGGCTTACTACGTTTTAGATATTAACCCGACGGCGACGCACCTTGTTTGCCTTGTGTCGCTTTTGGCCGGCGGCGAACAGGCGATCAAGCGGTTACTCAGAGGCGACGGTTCACTTGTCGACACCTTCGATTTGACTAATTTGCCCGTTCGCGTTGCGGGTGTGGTCAGTGACAACTTGATTTATGTTCTTTGCGCGGATTCGAATTGGGCTTCGCTTTACTACGTCAAGAATTTTACCGATTTGGTTTACGTCGGCAATTGCCCGCAGAGTGGTTTTACCCCGTTTGGCAACACGGTTGGATTTTTTACTAACGGTTCTTTTTATTGGGGCTCAAACGGTGTGTCGGGTTTTTCGCCCGACATTTTCCGAATTCAAGTTTCTTGCCCCGAGGGGTCACCCGCGGTCGCGCTCATTCCAGAAGTGAACAGGGATTCGGCTTCGGTTGCCGCGGGTGCGAGTATTGGGGTAACTTGGGCCGATGTTTTAGACCCGCAAGACCAAACGATTATTCTTCGCCCGAAACCGGCGGCGGGGGTCTTGGGATTCGGCGCGGGATTGGCAACCCTTGTCACGGGCGACACGTCAAGCGGCTCAGGGTCTTTTCCGATACCCGGCGGCACAACTCCCGGCGATTACGTTTTTATGCTTTGCGAACGTACTAGCGCGGTTTA